ATCAGTACAAACATTTATTAAAATTACCTGTCATTAGTATTGATGATGAAATTAATAAGTGTACAGATTTAAGGAATTTAAGTAAAATTTACAACACTATAAGTTTGTTTATTAGCTTTGATCCTCACACCTACCATAGTTCAATGGCTGCCCTTTGCGGTTGTACCAGCGTCGTAATTCCTTCCAAAGAAATATCAAGCGAAGAATTTTACAATGTCACAAAATACGGAGTTGCTTATGGTTTTGAAAACATTGATTTTGCAAAATTAACTCATAGTAAAATGATTAATGATTTAAAACAGATGGAACAAAACACATTTACCCAGTGTGATAAATTTGTTGCATTGGTTAAAAGTCATTTTATTAAAAAGTTATAATCATGGGCAAGATTATAAAAAAAAGTGTTAAGATTCGTTACAGAGATGATGAAATAGACTTTCTTAAAACCTATTACCCATTTATTCACAATGAAGATTTATCTTTAATGATGGGCAGAACATCTGTATCCATTGGAGTAGCAGCCAGTAAACTTGGTATTAAGAAGTGTAAAGGATTTTTATCTTTAAATATGCGTCGTGCATCTGGAATAGGTAGAATAAAATCACCTTTTAGAAACACTTGCTTTAAAAAAGGCTTTACCCCTTGGAACAAAGGCAAACAATTAAGCCCAGAGCATAGAGCAAAGTTAGTAGAATCAAGTTATGTAAAAGGCAATATTCCTTACAACTATAAGCCTATTGGCTCAATTAGAAAGATAGTTGAGTATGTAGAAATTAAAGTCGATCACGGCAGATGGATTTCTTTAAGTAGGCACACCTGGGAACAAGTCCACGGCCCAGTGCCCAAAGGCTACGTTGTTTTCCGCATGGATGGGAATATAGATAATAATAACCTTGACAACCTCTGCCTTATGTCACGGGGAGAACTGGCAGTGCTTAACCGATGGACAAGCCGTGTTTCGCCAGAGTTAAAAGAAGTGCAGCAATTAGTAAACCAAATTAAAAGAATAGCAAATGAGACTAACAAAAGACGAAGCTCGAATATTAGCGGAAGCAATGGGAGAGTATAAGTACAAAGTAGTAGAAAATCCTTATTATAAAGAATTAGGAGTATTTGACAAACTATTTGATTTGCAATACAAATTAGAAATGTTTGGCGATGATAAACGCAGAAATGGTAGAACAACCCAAGATAATTTTAACGACTTAATTAAAAGATTAGCAAAATGAAAAACAAAATCAGCGACCTCCGCAACCACCTATTCTCCGTTCTTGAAGAACTAACCGACCCCGATTCCACCTACGACATTGCCAAAGCCAAGGTTGTGGCAGATGTTGCACAGGTGATTATTAACAGTGCCAGTGTTGAAAACCAGTACCTAAAGATAGTGGGAGGGAGTCATGGCAGTGGATTCATAGAGGATAGGAATGAGGTGAAACAAATAGTCGAAAAGAATTAGACATTTATTAGACATTTATTAGACATTAATATTATATTTACATATTCTTTTGCACGGAGTGGAGACCATGCAAAGGAAATTGGAACAAATCTTTGTTTCACCTGCCCAGTAGTCTCCACCTGCTGGGCTTTTTTTTTGCTAAAAAATTACTATGCAAATATTACAAGAACTTGAAAGCCTTATTCCCCCATTATCAAACGAGGAATTTAAGCAGCTGGAACGCAATATTCTTGAAGAAGGAATACGCGAACCATTAATTACATGGAATGGTATTTTAATCGATGGGCACAACCGATACAGGATTGCGCAGGAACATGACATTAATTATGAAACACTTGAAAAGGAGTTTGAAAATATTAATCGTGTTAAGGAATGGATGATTTACAACCAGTTTGGAAGAAGGAATCTACCTGCTTATGAACGTGGTAAATTAGCTTTAAGACTTAAAGATATTTATATTCAAAAAGCAAAAGAAATTAAGGCTGAAAAAGTATCACATTACAGGCAAACAGGTGAGGTTTCACAGATATCTGTGAAACCTGATACTCAAAAAGACATAGCAAAAGTTGCAAATATTTCACATGATACTATTAATAAAATTGAAAAAATTGAATCTAAAGCAACTGATGAGGTAAAACAAAAATTAAGTTCTGGAACAATGTCAATCAATGAGGCATACAAGGAAATAAAGAAGGAGGAGGTAGAGTTAAAAAGAAAGGAAATACGAGAAACTTTTGAAAAGCAAGATGTAGAAATAAAGGATAAAAAATACAGAATCATTTATGCCGACCCACCTTGGAAGTATGGTAATTCAATGCCTCTTGGAACAACAGAACCTCAAGATTATTATTTATTAATGGATACACATGATATATGTGCAATGCCAATAAAAGATATTACCGAAAAAGATGCAGTTTTATTTTTATGGAGTACATCTCCACATTTGCCAGAGGCATTGGAAGTAGCTAAAGCATGGGGATTCACATATAAAACTACATTTATTTGGGATAAAATAAAACATAACATGGGCCATTATAACAGTGTACGCCATGAAATATTATTAGTATGCACAAAAGGAGCGTGTACTCCAGATGTAAAAAGATTATTTGATAGTGTAGTTAGCGAAGAAAGGACAGAGCATTCAAAGAAGCCTAATGTATTTAGGGAAATAATAGAAACTATTTATACATACGGCAATAAAATTGAATTATTTGCAAGGGAAACACCTAAAGGATGGGATGTATTTGGTAATCAAAGTAATAATTAATATGTACGAAGGCAATAATAAACACAAAGATTCTTTTGAAATTGGATTAGAATTTCAAGACTTTATAATTAGAAAATTACTTCATAATTATGGAATTGTTATACAGCCATACAGTAGTAAAAAATACCAATTTGAAGTAGGTGAAAGTTTACAAGGATATGAAATTAAATACGATGCAAGGTCAACAGGTGATTGTACTCATGGCTATTGTGAGGCTACAAATAATGTAGCTATTGAAGTTTATGAAAAAACAAATAAAAATAATGACACATGGACGCCATCAGGAATATTAAGAAAAGATAATACTATTTATTATGTAATTGGTAATTATGATATGTGTTGGATAATTGATAAAATGGTACTTATTAGATTTTATAGACAAAATATTTATAAAGTAGTTGAAACACTTTCTACAATTAAAACAATGTTAATTCCAATAAATATAATGGATGAATACGCTATACAAGCTATTGTGTTTAATGATAATTATGGTAAACAAGCTAAATTAGACTTATGAAAGAAAATAGAGATTTTAAAGGTGTATGGATTCCTAAAGAAATATGGCTTAATACTGACTTATCAATAATAGAGAAAGTTTTATTAGTTGAAATTGACTCCCTGGATAACTCCGAAAGAGGATGTTTTGCCTCTAATGAATACTTAGCATCATTTGTGCAATTATCGGAGGGTAGGGTAGCTAATATAATTAGTGACTTAAAAAAGAGAGGATTTATTATTCAGTTGTTTTTTGATGGTAGAAATAGAGGACTACGAACACAGATAAGTGAAAGCAGCTTTAACGAAAACGTGAAAGCAGACTTAACGAAAAAAGGAAAGCAGACTACACAAAAACGTGAACATAATAATACAGAGAATAAAACAAGTAATAATACAAATGATATAGGTTGTGAAATGCCTTTCACTCCTCCAAAAACAAAAATTAAAAATCCTTTCTCTCGCCAGGCTTACCATGATTCTCTGAACACTGACTCTGACCCAAAAGAAAGTTGCGCTAAAGAAAAGGTAGAGCGCGAACCCTCCGAGACCTACCTATGCTTTTCCGCATTCGCCTCCACCTATGAACGGCTGGCAGGTGTTACCTATCCTTCTGATAAGAATAATTATATCATGACAGCTAAAGATGGTTCAAACTGTAAAAAGTTAGTAACATGGCTAAAGAAGGTAAGTGCCAGTGAGCAGGCACCAGATGAAATGATGACAATGTTTACCACTGCTGCATGGCAGATAAGCGATAAGTGGCTTAAAGCTAACTTTACAATAAGCAATATCTACTCACAAGCAAATAATATTTATACTAAATTTATGTATTCCAACCCTGCCGCACAGGAGAAGCGGAGGCAAGAGGAGATTGAAAGGCTTGTAAATGAATTTGAAGCATAAT